CAAATGATGCACCAACAGAGCACGCACGGCAAGCCGCTGGCGAGAATCGATGGCGGGTTTCTCGTACTGAACGATGGCGCCATGTGGGACTACGAGATTCACCTGGATTGCCTGCAGACCAAAGAGCAGGTCGCGCAGTGGGTCGATCATTTGAGCGCCAAGCGCTGGTTTTCGGGTGCCATGAAGGCGCAGATGCTTGGCGCGCTTGCGCAAGAGGTGGCGCCATGAGTGCCGTTGCAAAGGTCATCAGCATGGAAGAGCGTCGCCAGAATGCGCCTCAGCTTGAGAACGGCTTCCTTCGGGTCGCGCTGGAGATCGAGGATGCGCTCCTGCTGAAGATCGATACCTTCCGGCATGAGAAGGTTGTGCGCGCCATCATCCGCAAGACGTATGGGTACAACAAGAAGGAGGACGACATCACCATTTCGCAGATTGCCGAGATGGTCGGAATCCATCGGAACCACGTCGGCAAGGCGCTGAGAGACCTTGAAGAGATGCACGTCATCAATCCGGTTCGACCTGGTCGTTATGGGCTGATTCTCGGGCTCAACAAGCGGCATCACGAATGGGTAAAACTGGAGAAAAAAGAGCGTAGCGAGCAGGGCACTGAGCAACCAAATCGGTTGATCGAGGCAACCAAATCGGTTGATGAGACAGGCAACCAAATCGGTTGCACTGAGCAACCAAATCGGTTGATCGAGGCAACCAAATCGGTTGATGAGACAGGCAACCAAATCGGTTGCACTGAGCAACCAAATCGGTTGATCGAGGCAACCAAATCGGTTGATTTCAGCAACCAAAACGTTGCACACAATAGACAACCCCAAAAGACAACCCCAATAGACAACCCCAAAAGGATTGCGCAATCTGCCGATTGCGCCACATCGCCGGATGCAGCCGCCGCGTTCGCCGACTTCTGGGAAACCTTCGGCCACAAGAAGGGCAAGACCAAGGCCGAAGAGGCGTTCTGCCGAGAGTTCGCCAAGGCTCGTCACGCTGCCGACTGGCTGCAGACCGTCATGGCTGCCGCCGCCAAGGAGGCTCAGCGCCGCCCGCACCTGATCGCTGACGGCCAGACCCCGATCTACGCCCAAGGCTGGCTGACTCAGCGCCGCTACGAGGACGAGGATCTGCTGGCCTGGGGCGCCTTCTCTGCCGAACAGCAAGCGTTCATCGACTGTTTCAACGCCAACATCGGCGACACCTGCCCGCAGGTCACGGAATGGACCGAGAAGCGCGCCGCGCTGTGCGAGATCGCCATGCGCGGGACGTGGGGCATGGAGAGGTGGGCTGAGTTCTGGCGCTACGTGGCCGACGAGTGCCGGTTCGACTGGCCGGTGAGCTTCGAGTGGATGCTGAACCGCGAGAACTGGGCGAAGGTGAAGGGCGGGCAGTACCTGCGCGACGAGGTGCAGGCATGAGCGCGCAGCACTTCGCAATCGAAATCGAACAGGCCTTGCTGGGCACTCTGATGGCGTTCAGTGGGGTGGTCGAGAGGATCGAGATCGATCTGCAGCCCGGGCACTTCTACCGCGCCGAGCACCAGGCGATCTACGCCGCAATCCTGCTCCTGGCCAACGAGGGCAAGTCGTGCGACAGCATGGCCGTCGTGGATGCACTGGAGCGGGCCGGCAAAATCGGCTTGGTGGGCGGGCTTGCCGATGTGGTCGAGCTCGAGCAGGGCGCCTCGTCAGCGGCCAGCGTCCGCCGCCACGCGGAGATCGTGGTCGAGCGCGCCATGGCCCGGCAGCTGGTCGCGGCGGCGGACGAGATCGTCGCGATTGCCGAGGACGCCGCTCCGGTCAAGGAGCGCATCGACGCAGCGCAGAAGCGGATCATGGCGCTGTCCGACTCGGTCGCCCTGGGGGCGCGCGAGCCGCAGCTGGTTGCCGACCTGATGCAGAAGTACAGGGCTGCGGTGATGGAGCGGTGGGACCGCAAGGGCGGCGGCATCCCGACCGGCTTCCCAGACCTTGATCGGCGGCTGGGCGGCGGACTCGCAGAAGGCTCGCTCGTGGTCATCGCCGGTCGCCCGTCCATGGGAAAGACCGCCCTGGCGCTCCAGATCGCCTACAACGTCGCCGACCAAGGGCACCCAGCCCTTGTGTGCTCGCAGGAGATGCAGGATACGCAGCTGATCGACCGCGCGGTGTCGTTCGTGGGGCGCGTGCCGCTGAGCAAGCTGCTGACAGGGGAAGACCTCACCAGCGACGATCACGACAGATACGGCACTGCGTTGATGCGGCTGCACAAGGCGCCGCTTTTTCTCGACGAGCAGGGTTCGCTGCGACCGGCGGACGTGCGCCGCAAGGCACGCAAGGTCAGGAGCAAAGGCGGCTTGTCGGTGCTGGTGATCGACTACCTGCAGCTCATGGTCGGCGACACGAACGGCGAGAACCGCACGCGTGAGGTGACGCAGATCACCCAAGACCTGAAGGCGCTGGCGAAGGAGCTGCGCTGCTGCGTGATCGCGCTATCGCAGCTTAACCGCCAGGTCGAGGCCCGCCCGAACAAGCGCCCGATCATGTCCGACCTGCGCGAGTCCGGCTCGATCGAGCAGGACGCCGACGTGATCCTCGCCCCGTACCGCGACGAGTACTACAACGCCGATTCGCCCTACAAGGGGCGGGCGGAGCTGCTGGTCCTGAAGAACCGCCAGGGCGCCTCGGGTGGCTTTGTTCCGATGGCATTCCAGGGCGAGTACACCGCGTTCGGCTCGGTCTTCGGCGACTGGCCGGAGCCGGAGGCAAAGAGCAGCCAGAAGACGCAGAAGAAGGGGGCGCGCTGGGATGACTGAGATCACCCAATTTCGCGCCGACTTCAAAGCCATGTTCGCCTACTGGCGCCGCTCAGGCGAGCTTTCACAGGAAGAAGCAGTGACCCAATACCGCGAGGCCGCGCAAGCGGTCCAAGAGCACATGCACGACGAGGCCTGGCTGCAGGCCGCTGCGGCGCACTTCCGCCAGCTCTGCATCGAGACCGAGCGCGACGAGGAGCGCCGCGTGCGCATCGCCAATGAAGAGCGCGAGGCGAAGTGGAAGGAGCGCGAAGCCGACATGAAGCGCCGCCACGGCGGGAGGGTGCCGGCATGAGCTTCCCTTACGCCGCCGACGAGCACGCCTACCGCGCCCAGACCGAGCGCCAGGCCCCCGACTGCCCGGCGTCACCCGCCCGACGCTTCCGCTGCACGCAGTGCAAGCAGTTCCGCGGCACGCAAGGCCGGCAAAAGACGTCGGCCGGATGGCGCTGCCACGCCTGTCGACCGAAGGAGGGCGCGTGATGCTCCAGGCCCGTCTGCGCGAGAAGAAGTGCAAGGCCTGCCGCGTCCTGTTCATGCCGCTGCGCCCGCTGCAAAAGGCGTGCTCGCCCGACTGCGCCCGTGCCGTGGCCCAGCGGGTGCGCGAGAGGGCCGAGCGCAAGACGGCAGCGGCCGAGCGCAAACAGACCCGCGCCCAGCTCGAGGCGCTGAAGACCGTTCCGCAGCTGCTGGCCGAGGCCGACCGGGCGTTCTGCGCGTTCATCCGCGCCCGGGACGCCGGCAAGCCCTGCATCTGCTGCGGGAAGACGGCGCAGTCCTCGTCGCTGACCGGCGGGGACTGGGATGGCGGGCATTTCCGCAGCCGCGGCGCCGCCTCTCATCTGCGCTATGACCCGCGCAACTGCCACTCCCAGCTCAAAAAATGCAATCGCAGAGCGTTCGATGTGGCGAGCTACCGCGCGAACCTGATCGAGCGCATCGGACTCGAGGCGGTCGAGAGCCTGGAGGCGGACAACCGCACCCACAAATGGACCCGCGACGAGCTGCGCGAGATCCGCGACGCCTACCGCGCGAAGGTGCGCGAGCTGGCGAAGGCAGGGCGCTGACATGGCGGTCGAGATCGGCGTCACGAAAGGGCAGGACGGCAGGCTTCACGGCTGGACGCAGGCCGAGGACATCGCCTTGCGCAAGATGCGTGCGAAGATCAACCGCCTGAAGCCGGGGCAGATGCTCAAGCTCTCCTACAGCCAGCCGCGCAACCTCGGACATCACAAAAAATTCTTCGCCCTGGTGCAGGCTGTGGCCGAGAACAGCGAGACCTACGACACGCCCGACAAGGCGCTGATCGCGGTGAAGCTCGCCGCCGGGCATGCCGACTTCGTGCCGCACCCGCAGACCGGCGAGCTCGTCGCCGTGCCGAAGTCGATCAGCTTTGCGGCGCTCTCCCAGGGAGAGTTCGAGGAATTCTACGAGCGTGCCGTGGCCGGCGTCATCGCGCACATCTGCCCGCACATGACCCGCATGGATCTGGACGAGGCCGTCGAGATGGTGGGGCAGTTCTGATGATCTGCGCCCAATGCCTCCGCCCACTGAAGCGCCCGGCTGCGATGGTGGGCAAGCTCGCATTCGGCCCGACGTGCGCGCGCAACTTGGGGCTGCTGGCGCCGCCATCGGTGCGGCATGTGGTGTGCGATGTGCGAAACAGGGTGGAGCGCGACGAGCGCACGCCGGATCTATTCCGACAGGAGACAGCATGACGGTTGAGGGCTATCTGGCGATGTGGGTGCAGTGGCAGCGGTCCTGGAGCGCCGCCGATGAATTGGGGTTCCCGAAGGCGCACCCCATGTTCAAGAACCTGCGCTCGGGCGTGGCAGGCAACGATACGTTCGATCACCTGTGCGAGCAGGCCGACACCTGGGCCGCGCATGTGATCGATGCGGTGATCGACGGACTGTCGCCGATCGAGCGCGCGGCGATCTACCACAAGCACCTCGCCGCGGTGTTCAGGGGGCGCGACCTGGATGCCGCTTACGACCAGGCCATCGCGGCGCTCGAGCGGGGGATCGCAGCAAAGGGCGTTGCGGTCGATGCTTGACGCCGTGTCGAAAACAAAGTAAAAACAGTCCCGGATCAGTCCGTTCCAAGAAAGCCCAGCCTCGGTTGGGCTTTTTTCGTTCACGCCTCGCCACCACTCGGTCGCGGGGCTTTTTGTTTTGGAGAACACCTCTTGTCTGGCCTCACCCCGCAACAGGAAGCCTTCGCCGCTGGCGTCGCTCAAGGTCTGAGCCAAGCCGCCGCGTATCGAAGGGCCTATCCGCGGTCGGCAGCATGGAAGGACGAAACGGTCTATTCCAGGGCCAGTGAGCTGATAGCGAAGAGTGAGGTTTCGGGAAGGGTTGCTGACATCATGGCGAAAGCCGCAGCGGCCAACGAGGTGACACAGGAGCGCATCGTCAGGGAGTTGGCGCGGATCGCATTTGGCAACAAGCGCGCGGTGATGAAGTGGGGGCCTGGTGGAGTTGCGCTGATCGATTCGGATGAACTGACCGACGACGATGCGGCGATGGTCGCCGAGGTGCAGGAGACGATCACTCAAGCCGGGAGCTCGCTGAAGCTGAAGACGCACGACAAGGTGAAGGCGCTTGAGCTGCTGGGCCGGCACGTCGGGATGTTCACCGACAAGGTGCAGGTCACCGGGCCCGACGGCAAGCCGATCGAGTCCAGCCTCACGGTGAGGTTCGTCGATGCCTGAGATCAGTATTCCGGCCTGGGCCAAGCCGCTCTTCGACCCCCGCCGCTACAAGGTTGCCCACGGCGGCCGCGGCTCGGGCAAGAGCTGGGCCTTCGCGATGGCGCTGCTGATCCTCGGGGCGAAGCGGCCAATGCGTGTGCTGTGCGCTCGCGAGATCCAGAAGAGCTTGAAGGAGTCGGTGCATCAGCTGCTGGCCGATCAGATCGTCGCGATGGGTCTTGCCCACCAGTACGACATCCTCGAGACCGAGATCCGCGGCAAGAACGGCACACAGATCACGTTCGCCGGCCTGCAGCAGCACACGGTGAGCTCGATCAAGTCGTACGAAGGCCTCGACGTGGTGTGGGTCGAGGAGGCGCAGACGGTCAGCAAGAAGTCGTGGGACATCCTGGCGCCGACGATCCGCAAGCCGGGGTCCGAGATCTGGATCACGTTCAATCCGCTGCTGGACACCGACGAGACGTGGAAGCGCTTTGTCGAGAGCCCGCCGCCGAACAGTTGGGTGCGCCAGGTCAATTACACGGACAACCCGTGGTTCCCCCCCGAGCTCGAGCAAGAGCGCCTGCACTGCCAGATCACCGACCCGGACGGCTACAAGAACATCTGGGAGGGTGTGTGCCGCGCCACGGTCGAGGGGGCAATCTACGCCTCCGAGGTCAGCCAGGCGGTCCTGGACGGGCGCATCACGCGCGTGCCGTACAACCCGCAGCTCAAGGTCCATACGATCTGGGATCTGGGCTGGAACGACGCCACCTCGATCGTCTTCGTGCAGAAGGTCGGCCCGAACGCGCTGGCCATCATCGACTACATCGAGGACTCGCACCGCACGCTGGACAGCTACGCCCGCGAGGTGCGCGAGCGTCCGTACAACTTCGGCTCGCACTGGGTGCCGCACGACGGCACGCACAAGGACCTGAAGACCGGCCAGAGCGTGCAGCAGATGCTGGGCCGCATGCTGGGCGCCCGCGCGACGCCGAACGTCATCCCGAACATCGGTGTGGAGCCCGGCATCCGCCTCGCCCGGATGGCGATCGGCCGCGCCTACTTCGACAAGGAATGCACCGAGCGGCTGGTCGAGTGCCTCAAACGCTACCGGCGCGCGATCAACAGCCAGACCAATGAGCCGGGCTCGCCGATACACGACGAGTACAGCCACGGGTGCCTCGACGGGAGCAGCGAGGTTCTGACCTCGAGAGGATTGGTCCAGATCCGTAACGTCGCGATTGGGGACCAAGTCTGGACGCCTGCTGGATATGCAAAGGTGCTGAACAGCGGGCCGACGAAGACGGCAGAGGAGCTGATCGCCATACGAAATGGAAGACGGTCTCTGAGCGTGGTGGCGACGCCAGAGCACAAGATATTCACGACGAGAGGTGTTGTAACGGCAGACGCATTGCGTTACGGTGACGAAGTTTTCAACGAACGGAGTCACCCATGCTTGTCGTCACAGAGCATCGAACAGATGGGGTATCGGGACGCGGTTATCGCGAGTTTCAAGGCGAGCGGTACTGGTTCTGGGAGAAACGAGGCATCTACGTTTGCCAGGCCGGCTACAAACAGCGACTCCTCCACCTCGAGATATATCGTGCGATTCACGGAGAGCCTCCGGGGCGTATTCACATCGGCCCACGAGATGGCGACTACTGCAATTTGTCGCCTGACAACTGGACCGCTCGGAGGGGCGAGCGCGCGAGAAAGCACCCTGTCCAAGAGTTTGGCGGTGTGCGCTTTTACTGGAAGCCAGAGGGGTATTTCAAGTCGGACGAAGCCGGAGGCGGGGTCTCAATGCACCGGTACGTCTGGGAGTGGCACAACGGCCCTATCCCTGCAGGGAGCCACATTCACCACAGAGATGGGGACAAGGCTAACAATGACATCTCAAACCTCGAGTTGCTGGCCGCATCAGCGCACTCGAAGCTCCACGCACCAAGCAACGATTGGGTCGGGAGTTCAGAGAACGTGGCACAGCTTCGTGCGGCTTCTGATCGGGCAAAAGAGTGGCACGCAAGCCCAGATGGCAGGGCGTGGCACGCAAAGCACGCCGCGGAGACGTGGAAAACTCGCCCGCGCGTTGAGCTGCGTTGTGCTGTTTGCGGAAAGCCGTTTCTCACAGCGCACCCAACAACCGCCAAGTTCTGCCACCAAAATTGTAGGGCTAAGGCGCTTCGGCGGCGCAGAAGCGCAGAGGCTGGTCTATGACCTCACTGTCGAGAAGCACCATTGCTACCTAGCGAACGGGCTTCTGGTCAGTAACAGCGACGCCTGGCGGTACGTGGGCGTGGTCGCTGACAAGCTCACCAATGAAGACGAGTACGTGCCTGGCCCGCC